GCCTTTGAGTTTCATCAAGTCATCGCTTGACATAACTGGATTGGTTCGCACGACCCAGTTTGTAAAAGCATACTTGTAATACCCTTCAAGATTGAGAGACATCTGACCGTCTTTACCGATGTTAAACATCTCTTGTGCGGCTTTCTGAATATCAAAGAAAGAGACATCACGCACCCAAACCTCCATGATGACGTTGGGGTCATCGGGGTCTACGCTAATCTCGTGCTTCTGTTCATCATGCCGTCTCATCAAGAGGTTCTTGTTCGCTACTATTGTTTTGGTCATTTGTCTCACCATTGGTCACAGCCGCTTCTTCAGCGGGGGTGTCCGACTCTACATCAGCAGCCGATTCTTCGGGGGCTTCAGTCTCAGTCGTGGACTCGGATATGCCTTCATCGTCACGCTTCAAGCGTAGAGCGATTTCAGCCTTTGTGCCGTAGACAGGTAGCCCACGGTCTTTGCATAGTGCCTGAAGTTCTTTGACGGTCATAGCGTCATACGTCAGTTCTGTTGGAAAATCTTCGCTGTCACCAATGTCTTCAGGAGCAGCCAAATCTGATGTTGCTTCATATACTGTTTCTGTTACCTCATCAGCGACCTCTTCCTCGACCACTGTAGGTAAAAGTGCGGTAACAGCATCTTCGATAAGCCCCAGTGTGCGCTTTTTACCAGCAGCAACTAAGTCACCTGAAACTACTCCTATCTGCTGACCATACCAACTGGCATATTCAGCGTGAGATAGTTTTCCGTATTTGTGTGCTCTTTCTGATGGTGTTGGCATGATAGTCACCTCAAGAATGTAGCATGGTGTCTCGTGAGACGACACGCAAAGCCTTTGGTTGAATCTTCAGGGCTGATTTGATAACGCCCTTGTCTTCAGGAACTGGGAGTGGTGCTTCTGTAATGTAGAAGTCATCCAATATGATGTCAAGTTGCTCACGAGGCGTGGCTGAACCGGGCTTTGTGAATGACAAACGAATAAGGTTACCATCTTGAGATGGGTGGTCTACAGCACGTCGAACCTTGTGATACATCACAGGGTCATCAACGATGATTTCACAGTCCATGCTATACTCGGTCTTACCCTCTACAGCAAGAGAAGCGTTACGAGAGCCACCAAACGGAACTTGGTCAGTAGCACTGTCGCTTGTAGCAGCACCGTTGATGGTGTAGAATTGCTGCACACCAGTGTTACCAGTGACGGTAAACGAAACGACTTGACCGATGTTTACTCCAGCAATAACAACTGTTCCATTGTAGAACATGAAAGGCTTCTGTGTGCCTACTTCGATACCAGCCTCTTTTCGTAGAACAGGCGTGCTTGCTGTTTCTTCAAACATACGATGCGTCTTGTATCGGTCACCTTTTGTTCCACTTGAATAATTGGCTACAGCACTGGTTTCAAGACGACCAGTATCTGTGTAGCAGTGGGCTGAATCAAAGTTTACGCTCAATCGTAGAGCAGCGTCAGTATCAGCAGTCATAGAGAAATCCTTGACCTTGCATCCCTTGAACACACGAGTGAGTTGTTTAGGGTCTGTTGCTCCGCCATCTGTAACGTCAGCGTCAGCGCCTTCGACATCACGACGACGAATGCTGACTTCCATAGCAAACGATGGTAAAGAGTCACGAGAGTAAAGCAATCGACTGATAGGATAGGTAAGAGCGCCTGTTGATGCACGATGAGGACTGCCTGTGTTGGTTGCTCCTCCGCCATCTCCGTCAAAGCGAATAATACGCACTTCGGCGGTTGCGGCGTGAGAGTAACCAAGACCGTCATCAAGGAAAATACTGTTACCAGTGATAGCGGCAATTCTACGAATCTCATTCTTTTGAGTGGTGTCAAAGAAATCATCACCCTCGATGTTCGCTGCTCCGAAAGCACTACCAGTTGCAGTCGTGCCTTCACGATGCGTTACAATGTCCTCTACATTTGTGTCAATGATAAGAATGTAATCACCAGCAGCGGCAGACGAAGCACCAGCGCCACCATTTGCGGCACTGGTAAACTCAAGTGCTCCGCTTACCGTAATGAGCGATTGACCCTTTTCAACAGCAGCGCCCAGTGTGCGAGTATTGGACATAAGTGCATCGTACAGAGTGTCAGCAGCACCATTCGCTCTGAATGACACAGACTCCATACCCAAGCAGTAATACAACCATCGTGGATTGTGTAGATTGACTTCAAATGACCCGCCTTCATTCAAGAAACGACCCGGCACTTGTATGGCCGTGTCACGACCAAGACCAACAATGTGGTATCGCTTGAGGTCTACCTTTGTTTCAGGTAGCGTTACAGCGGCAGCAAGGCCGAGGAACTGGTCAGTAAGCACACGCTCACTGCTGGAGGCCGCTGTGATGTCCCATCCAGTCATGTTTGCATCAAAAGTTGGTGCGCCAAAAGAGTTGATGATGAGCACATCGTTTGTGCTTGAACTAACGATTCCTGTTTTCAAAGCAGGGGTAACAGTTAGTTGAGTTCCGTTGGAACTGTGGTTTTTGTGCTCCAAAATAGTGTAAGTGCGACCAGTATTATGAGAATCATCGGCTGTAAAGTTTGTAATACCGACAATTGAAATCTTGCACCCAACAAGCATACCGACTGGGTATCGCAAAAGTCCCGCTTGACAAGGCAACGTCGAAGCACCGCCTTCAAACCCAATGACACTGGTGTTTGCGTTGCTATCTGTAGACACATGCTTGAATAAAAATGACCCAGCAAAGTTATGTTTTAATTCCAACGCTGTCTCGTGACCGAATGAAACTTCGGTTAAATCTCCTTTGTATACTGTCGATGGCATGGCGGCTCAACTCAAGGCACTAACTCCGCAAAGATAACTACTTCTATCTGAAAGGTCATTCGGAATAAGACTTTCGACCTATCAGATAAGTCGGTTCGGGTCTTGTAAACCATGCGGTCAAAGTTTACACCGTCCCCTTTTCTTACTGCGTGAATCAATCTTCGTATCTCGTTTTCCATCAATTGTAGATGCTTACGCCCCTTTGCTGTGCGAGCATCAACAGTAATGTTGAGACGAGTGGTGACAAAATCATAGAGCAGTTCAGGTGCTTCTTCGTTGTGTGCGGTTTCGTAGCACAGAATATAATCGTGACGTGACAGGTCAATCCTCTTACCACGCTCAGCACCGAGCGTAGCAATATCGGCTATGATTGGCTTGATGTTACCAGTGTTAGCACGATTCCAGTCATTCAGTGTATTGATGACCATATCAAGAGATTCAGTAAACGTCGCAACCATGTTATCACTCCGCCTTTTCCTTCATGTATGCTGCTTTGTTAGGCAACAACATACCGCTTTTGAATACCAACTTTCGCTCAATCAACATCGGTGACTCACGAAGCATACGCTTGTCAGCCCTTTCTAAAGCAGCATCAACCTCGTTTTGAGGCGCTGGCTGGCTACCTTTCTTGTAGCCTTCATCGGTTTTTCTGATACTGCTCATGCCTAATTCTTGAGCCTCTACCTTCTCTCTGTATACTTGAGGTCGTTGAGTGATGAGAGCACGCAACTCTTCCTGATACTTTGCATCGGACATCTCCTCCGTTAGCAAATCCAAAAACTCTTTTTGCTCCCTCGACATGTTATCACTCAAATACGATAATCTCAACGTAACGTGCCAAGATACTGTCTACTTCAGCCCGTAGCAACTGAATCTTTGCAGTCAAATCGACGTTCTGAGTGCCTTCAGGAATCAAGACACTTCGGTCATCTGACATCAGAACGTCAATGGCTACCATCTTTGTAGCAGCCTCTTCAATGGCTTTCTCCAAATATCGTTCACCATAGATGTAAGAACACTTGATAGCATTCCATTCAAAGAAAGGATAGGAGTTGTTGAAGTAGATAATACCCATCTCGTAGTCAGCCCACCAGTCTCTGAGACGAGCATTGTCTCCACTGCTTGAACCGCCTTGCAAATCAATGCTAAAGGTGTGTTGCGTCAGAGTAGCACCACCTGTTATGTCATGAAAGTTTCCTACGACGTTATGCACATGAGTAAACGTAGTGTCTGTCTTTCCTCCGTAACGAAATACTATAGTCCCGTCAGTAACTACACCTGCGTGAGTAAACCCATCTGTAGATGCTACTGTTACCGTTGTCGAAAACCAACTTGTAAACGTGGTTGTGTGTGTTGAAACTTGTTTTAATTCAATACTGCTATCAGTGGTAACAATAGAGCATGTCTCACCACCTTTACCAGCACGCATACTGGTAACTTTGACAATACCAGTTCCATAATCAGCGTTTGCTGTAGCAAGGAACTCGTTATCGACATTGATGTTGCTTGAAGAACCCTCCAGTTGATATGCTGGTGCAAATTCAACCGCTGTTTTGCTTACTCTGTCTTCTTTGTTGATGAGGTCAGCAAGGTTTTGTGCGCTGGTAGCAGGGTCAAAGTCAGCACGCCATTGAGTGCTACTTGTTCCAATCTCCAGTTCAGCAGCAGAGCCATTACCTGATGATACTACAATAGCACCTGATAGCGCTCTTACGTCATCAGGGATGTGAATACGAGCCTCAGCGCTGCATATCTCTCGATAATCGTCACCCTGCCATAGTTCAAGACGAAGAATTTGTTGGACGTTTCTAAACAAGAGTGGTGCAGTCCCAACATAATCTGTATAGTATCGTCGTCGGTATGGCTTGTATGTGTCAAAGTTAATGTATTCAGCACTTACGAGATAGGGTCGCCAAGCGTTGTGTGTAAGGTTGTCAATCTTGTCCTGTGCTTCTTTGATACGAGCCTCTACAACTGACTTCTTCATACCACGAGTTTTACCGTTGGTAAACGATGCTGTGTTTTGAACATAGGTGTTGTCAGCCGCTTGATAATCAGAGGCAGTGATTGTGTCGGAGAAGTTGAGTTGAACACCACTTGCGCTTGTGTCTATTGTTGTAATGACTCTCTCAATACCAAGTGGGTCAGCATCTGAGTAGATAAGAATGGTATCGCCCTTCTCAAAGCCAATGGTTCTGTAGTCAGCACCAGTAACAAAAACGGCAGTAGTAGTGCTGTCAGCGCTGACTAAAACGGCTTCCTGTGGGCCTATTGAAAGAAAATCAGCGACCTTCTGTGCAGTAGTATAGACAATAGCCGAAGGGTCAAGTGGTCGTGTTTCAGCCTCACCGGGATTAAATACTATTGGCATTTTTTATCCCCCGTTACAAAGCACTTCTTGGTTTTCTCTTCAGCGTCATCGACTTCTTTCGACTTAGCATCAAACCATTCATCAAGGAGTTTACAACGGGTCATGCTCTTGCCTCCTCATCAATGGAAGCAAGATTGTATTCCATAGGCTTGTTACAAGCACCACATGTTTCTCGCCATAGGAAGTGAAGCATACCACAGTGTTGGCATCGAGTGCCTGAACCAATGTTGAGAACGTCGCTGGCCTCAAGGTTACGCTTACGTTGTTGCGAAGTAATGCCCCTCAGTGGGTTTTCTTCGTCAATGACCTTACCAAGAAGTGTCTGAGCGTCAGAACGAATGCCTTGCTTCTGTAAACGCTCGATGTCTGAAAGGTCAATCTCTTGTTCCTTCAACGACATACATACTCCTCACGCTCAACTGGTAGTGACAAATATGTAAATGTTACCAAGAACAAGATGAGGGTCACATGATACACAGGTGTTAGAAGCAATAGCATCGCTAATTGCTGTCTCTATTGCAGTCTTTTGTGTATCATCTTGCAAATCCTTTGGCGGAAAAGGCCCAAGAATTGATACTGTTTTCGCCATTTGCCGTCACCTCAAGAGCGACGACCAATTGCCAAGAATGTTCCAGCAGCAGTGTTACCTGCTGCTCCACTTGCTTTATTGATGGTGATTGTAGTATCTGAAAAAGTTGCTACATCTCCCAAAGATACACCTACGAGTGTATCGTTGTTATCGCCGTCGTCAGTAATCGAGACATTGGTAAGTGAAACAGTTGCGGGGTTTACAATAACAGCATCAATAGTAGCCATGAGGCTTGAAAGGTTAATTGATACTGCTGCTGCTGCTGTGTAACTGCCTGTTACAATTATTCGGTCACCAAAGTAGGTTGGTCGTGGGTCAATAGTTACTGCCATATTTATTCATCTCCTGTTGTTTCTTCTTCGGCACTCTCTTCAATCAGTGCCTCTGTCTCTTGAACACCATCAGGACTCATAACAGTCTCAACGAGTTCAAGTAGAGTAGTTTTTGTTGCATAGCCCTTTGGCTTGATGTCATACTTAGCGAGCCATTCTACGATGTCGCCACGCTTCCAACCAGCATCAGGGATGTCGTCGTTTCCTTCATCAACTGATTCATAGCCTTCGATAATGAAATCATCGCTAAGACGATGACCCCACTTGTCAAGCCATGCTGTCGTGACTTCAAGGGGAACGCCCTTTTTGAAATCAGGATAGTTGCCGTCAATGTTCCTTGTAGACCAAGAACGACCCATGTAGGTTACCGTAGGCAAGTTACCTCACCTCAAGAGTAAAACACGAGTAATTGTCCACTGGTCACTGCGCCTGTTGCTTCAAAGGTAACGGTGTTACCGCTAAAGGAAAGTCCAGCGGTTTGACCGTTGTTTGCTGTGAAGGTTGTAAGGAATGCACCTGTGATTGCACTAATGCCTCCACCAAGTTCCACTGTGTTGGAATCAGCGATATTTGCACAAGTGATAATTGCCATCTTTGGTGCTGGTGTGTAACCGTTTGCTGCATCTCCTGAAGTGGTGTCATCACCGTTTAGAGGTGCAAACGAGTCAATGTTACCGGGGTAAGTTCCGCCACGAGCCAAGTAATCAGTCGTGTCGTGCGACCCTGCTCGTAGTTCCCATGCCCCTGTAACTGCTGCTGTTAGTGTGCCACCTGCTGCTGTTGCTGTTAATTGTTCTGCCATTTTTCATCATCTCCATATTTTTGTGTTTTGTGTCCTCACTTCAAGTCACGAATGCTTGCTTGTGCTCCAAAGAAAGTTGTCCAAATCTCACCCATTGTTCGGTAAAGTCCTTCTTGACCGAGGCGGTTGATTGCGAATGGGTCACCAGTTTCGATACCTGACTCAAAGTATTGAGTAGGGATTGCTGTGCTGAAATACATGTAGTCAGTGTCCAAGAGATACATACGGCTTAGTCCGTCTGTCTTTACAACGTCCTTAGAAGGAATGATTGGGACACCGTTGTAAGTTGCAACAATGAAACCTGCTTCGATACCCGGAACACCCTTTACACCGTTGTAGGTAGGGGTAACACGCTTCTCTTCCATGAAACGCTGTTGCGCTTGGAGGAGTTGTTGTAGACGCATCAAAGTGTCATATCCAGTTAGGATGACCTTCGGGTTACCACCACGTTCCCAAACTTGTTGGAATGTGGTGTCGAGGTGGTCGAGTGAAAGAACACGCTTGTTACCAGCAGTAGTATCAGTAGCGCAGTTTACCTCAGCACTTGACCACGAATTGGTTCGGCGGTCAATGCTGTAGATGTCAAGGTCACCGTCGTCAGCGTGGTTGTCACCTGATGTGGTTTTCAAAGTCGTTGCTGAACCAGCACCGTTGCTTGCTTCAGCAGCAGTGATACGGTCAAGAGACTCAAAGTTGTTACCTGCTGTTGTAGAACAGTCAGTCAAGAGCATCTTGTTTACCATCTCAGCGTGGTGCTTACCCATTTCTTCTTTGAGAACTGAGCGCATGTCACCGAGTCCGTCATCCTTGTCAGCAAGGAAGACAGCGACTTCGCTTACATCGAATGAGTGAGCAATAGTCTTTGGCTTTGCAGCAACGTGCTGGAAGACTGGCTTAACAGTCTCAGGTAGTGTGCCGTTCTCAGCGATACCGCCGTGAACTGTGCCTGAGTTTGGCTTGTCGGTGATGACTCGCCATCCACTTCGCTCCCACGGTTTCTTTGGTAGAATCGAGAATGCGTTAAATTCTTGGTTGAGTTGTGACCAAACCTTGCGACCATAGATTGCTTGGTATGTTCCAGCGGTGGTGCTTAGCATTGGTGAGTCGGCTTTGAGAAGTTCGCTACCAGTGTATGTGTAACCCATTGAGTTACCTGCTCCGTAGTAGTATCGCTCCATATCTGTTACTGTCCTTACATAGTTTCGTGCCATATTGTTCATCTCCTATTTTTGTTGTTATTGTATGAGTCCTCACTCACTGCGGTATAG